AAGACCTCATCAAAATTAGTCTTCTCTAAAATCTTATTCTTAATTTCTAATTGCTTTTTCTCTTGTGATATCCTTCTTAAAAAAGCATAGTAAATGATTTGAGTAAAATAAGCAAATGGATTCTTAGATTTCTCTGGATTAAAGTTATGAATATATCTTACACAATTTTCTATACCATCGCATATCATATCATCCTTAAACATATAATTCACAAAGTTAGGCTTATATGATAAGTGATTAGCAATTTTTAAAAAGCATTCTCCAATATACCTAGGTATCTGAGGCTTAGGTTTATCCTCTAATGCAGCTCTTTCTATAGCAGCAAAGTAAACTTCCAATGCAGAAAGAAACTCTTTATTGTTAACATAATGTTCTGATCTCTTTCTACGTGTAGGCATAGTTATGGGTGCTGCATAATTTGGCATATAGATTGCTCATCTGCTCTTAATATTATAACAGTAATAAGCAACGTTGACAAGGTATCAATTTATCAGTAGAATACCTTTGTTGGGTTTGAAGGTTAGTTCGAGCTTGATTTATATAATTTCTCTAATATCTCTTTCGCATCATTCACATTAGCTATGTATCCCATCTTCTTATTTAACTTAGTGTGATTAGTTTTATGCATCTTTTTTATATAGTCCTGATAAAACATAATCATTTCTCCATTTTCTGATTCTGATAAAGTTAATACATCATCTAAATTAAGAATGAATAAATCTTCATTAGAAGTTTTTAACCAAGGTTCAAATTTATATCCTGTTGTCTGACCACGTGTTTTTATCTCTTCTACCATTATAGGATTAGAAACAAGTAATAGAGTTCTATCTCCTTCATCAGAAGCAGATACTTTGGCAAATACCTCGTCACCGCACTTAAGTTTTACTGTGGCATAAAAATCATCTTCTATCATACTTGTTTCTCCCTTTAATCTTTTATGTTGATTGATATGATTTCATAGTTGAATTGTTCTTGGACATAAATTTTCACTCTTTCGATGAAATGATTCAATGTATAATTCTTCCTAGATCCTATAGTTAGGTCATCAGAAATATCATATAGTTTGGCTTTATCTTTATCCTTCCCCTTTCTCAGAACTCTTCCAATTGATTGAAGGTTTCTAATTCTAGACTTAGATGGAGAAGCAAAAATAACGTTGTGTAGCCTCCTAATATTGATGCCTGTAGAGAATGTTCCATAAGAAGCAACTATGATAGCATTGGTTTCTTCCTCAGTTATCCTCCTAACTTCTTCTCTATCTTCTGCATCAACACCCCCATGAATGAAAAATACTTTTCTATCACGGTTTACAGAATTATTTATTAATTCATAAATTATCTTTCCGTGGGCTTCTACTCTACTGTAAAGTATAAGAGTATTACCCTTTAAATCTAATGCTAGATTAGTAATAAACTTATTCCTTTTTTCATGACCTATAAGATATTGTATTTCATCTTCATAAGTCTCAAACTTTTTAGGTTTATATTTCAATACTAAACACTGGATATCTAATTGAGAAAGATGTCCTTGCTCCATTAGTTCTTTAGTTTGAGTCACCTTATAGGATGGTCCAAACAGTCCCTCTAACACCCATTTATGGGTCTGTGTGCCATCTAAAGTTCCAGTAAACCCATATCTATGCTTTGCATGTTCTAGCTTGTCCATTATCTTTACTAGAGACTTACTCTTGAAAAGATGGGCTTCATCTCCAATAATTACATCATAATCTACAAAGAAATTTCTTTCTAATTCATAGACAGATTGCCATGTAGTAATTGTAACTTCATTAACATTAGTCCTTTCTCTACCTGCATATATCCTATGACAATGGTTTTTAGGATCCCATCCATAGTCTTCAAAATCTTTATACATTTGTTCTACTAATGAAGTAGTAGGAACAACTAAAAGAACTTTCTGATTCTTAGCAACAAAATATCTTATCAATGCATAAATCATTAATGACTTTCCAGATGCAGTAGGAGATATTAAGAGTTTTCTATTATATCTTAAAGCTTCATAAACTGCTTCAATCTGATATGGTCTGGGTTTAAGTTTAGTAATGGAAGCCATATAATCCTTCACGCCACCCATAGAAATCATTTCATTGACTTCAAATGGAGGACCATAATATTTGTTATTCTCAAATTGATAACTATATCCAGCCTTCTCACAAAAAGCAACAATTTTATCTAAGAGACCAACATAGATTCTCTTAGTCTTCATATTGAAAAGATGTACGTACCCATCCCAATACTTACTTCTGTATTGAGGCATGAATTTCTTATTAGGTACTTCAAAAGTAAACCTATCCCTCAATTCATATTCAATGGAAGGTTCAGTTTTTACTTTTAAATATACTTCATTTACTTTTTGTATAGTCAGATCAGCCATAACCAGCCTGGAACTTCATTACTTCAATTGCATTCTTAACCTGATAAGTCCTATTGGAAATCATTTTAAGGATACTTTCCAAGTAATTTAGCATCGTTTCGTAGTATTCTATTTTAAGAGAAGACGAAGAAAGTTTATCATCAGCATCAAGATACTTTTGCATTGTATCTTTATCTCTGATCTTTTTAGGAAAAGGATCTTTTATATAAACCTCTGGATCTGCTTTACCACTGAAATATTCATATCTCTCATGTCTAATATTTTTTCTTTGTTGCTGTGCCTTCTTCATTAATAGAAGAATATTATTATAAAGATCAAAGTATTTTGCATGAAGTACTGGGATATTAAGTGATTCAGTGTGTAAATTATCTGGGTCAATTTTGGAATCCTCCTCCCACATCTTTTGGATTCCATTCAAATCAATCATAAATTAGCATTCTTCTCCATTTATTTCTCTCACATTGTATATAGTGTACTTAAAAGTGACCTCTGCTGTGAAGTATTCTAGGTCTGTCTGAGTAGCATCAAAGTCTAATGTTGTTAAACTGATAGGGAACATGTTCTCAAATATTATCTTAAACTTAGGAATATTTTGAGAATCTAGAACTGTTAAAGTTCCATCAGAATAAAGATTTAATTGACTCTTATTTGGTTGTGATATATCAGACTTCTCTTTCTGGTAATCATAAATCTCTGATAAACTTTCTGGGAAACCCAATCCTCTCATCCAATGTTGTATCTCTTGATAATTTTCTAAACTTTCATCTACCAAAAATCTTAAAGTAAAATCATCAAAATCAAGTTTATCTCCAGGTAAAGGAAGATCTTTCAAATAAGTAGGAACGTTAGCAACCCCTAAGGTCATAGAAGGTATATTAACCATATTCCCAAAATACGCTACCTTGGGTGCTCTATTCAATTGAAATTGAAACCCAGTAGGGGCAAGAAAATTTCTATTCTCAATCTGTCCTACTATAGACTTTTTAACGACCATGACCCTTTCTAGTTATTTAGAAACTCATACTCCATCTTTACCTTATAAAACAAGTTTCTAAGTTTTGCAAGTCTTTCCTTTTCTGATGGATGCATATTTCCTGATTTTTCTCCCGCATATAATTCTATACAATCATAGATCATACGTACTTCTTTTATTCCTATATCTAAATTGAGAAATGGTTTCTCGGACGGTACAGGCATTAGACCCATCTGGTAACTATTAATTCAATAGAATTGTCATCCATTTCCCATTCTTCTTCAACCTGAAACCCTTGCTCATTAACTGAAGAATGTATAACCATTCTGGCATATTGTTGGGTAACTTTATCTACAAACCTAGAAGGAGGAACATTAAGATTCCAAGTATCATTATCAGAATAAAGATCATAAGTTTGGGTTTCTTCATTCCAACGAAATCCAATATCATTTGATACAGCAACTTCTGCCCGAACCACAGGATGATCTTCAGCGTGATTAGGATTTGTAATGACCAAATCTTGATCTTCCTTAACATTATATTGTAAAAGTTGTAAAGCTTCGATTAATGCAGGTCTATCTTTAATCTGAGTTTTGATGGTGCTGAAGTGGGACATTTTCTTTATTTTCTAATGATTGGTAATAGTCTGAAGTGTGTACTCTAGATTCAAGATCTCCAAGCTTTCTTTCAAGATCTTTAGTTAAATTTTCACAAACATCTCCATAGACACCTTCTACTTGCTCTTCTACTGTACCATCTTGCTTGATGGTATATTTAATAGTCTGTTTTGCCATTAGTTCACGCAGGTCTCCATATTATATTATACCATATTTATTCATTAACCGCCATTTCCTCCACCATTTCCACCGTTGCCGTTACCACCATTTCCGTTCCCATTACCACCATTACTATGCCCATTGCCATTAGAACCATTCGTGTCATTACCATTACCATTTCCGTTTTCATTGTGATTGTTACGTCCTACACCCCACCAGCGCATACCATATATTTTACCACTAGGAACACAATCCTTCAAGTTAGCATCCCATTTCATTCCTGGAGGACACTTCTTTTGTTCCATAAAGGTATCAAAAGTTTTCATTCCTCCTCCTTCTCCATCTCTGATCTTACTTCTTTCTTAATATCTTCTCTTTCTCTTTCTTTTTGTTGTCTTTTCCTTTTCTCAGATGCTTCATCTTCTACATTCTTTTCGAATGCTGCTCTTGCTTGAGATCCTTTTTCAGCAGATTTCTGCTTTTGAGCCTTCTGCTTTTGTAATAGTTGTTGCCTTCTATCGTTTAAATCTTCTTTAAAATTTCCAAAGGATTTCATGATCAACTCTCATCTATAACAGTAGCATTTTCCCATTTGTAGATATAAGGTTCTGCTTTAGCAGCTGCCTCAGTAGCATAAAGTTTTCTTTTAGAAAATGTCTCGTCCCATACATTACTACCTTTATAGTAGACTGTACCAACACTGGACATTATACTTGGTTTTTGAATACGAAAGGCCATATCACCAGTTTTTTAATTATTTATCTACTACAATATCTCTTTCAATCTGCTCTTCTAATTTTTCTTTAGCAGCATTAACAGCAGCTATTCTTCTTTCGAGATTATCTTGCCAGTAAGTATATACTTCTAATACTTTCTTTCGTCGTTCTACACGACTCATTTTTGAAAAACAAAACATTTTTATGAACGCAGGTCTCCGTAAAAATATTTAGACATAAAAAAAGAGGGGTGGTTAAACCCCTTCTTCATTATCTGGTTCTTTATCAAACAAAAGTTCAAATGGTTCATCCTCTCCATCAATCTGATTCATAGACCAGATTTCTAAATTAAAATCATTTAATGATTTTGATGGAATATCAAAATTAAACATCTTTTTAATTGGAGCAAGAATATTATCTCGCCTCAAATACCAGATCTCATTAAGTGCTTCTATAAGACGTGTACGTGAACTAACAATCTTATCTGCCTGTTTTGAATTTTTCTCATTATAAAGAAGAACCTTATATAATTTTGGTTCTCCATCTTCAGGAGTATCTTTTTCAATTCTACATAAAGTATGAAGAATGCGTTCAGCATAAGTTCTCATATGAGCATAATTATCATGAATAGTTAATAAACTAAAAACAGTAGTATCATTGTCAGTATTATTTTCTTTCCAATCATCAGAGTTATTAATGAAATCATACATTGATGATATGTCATTATTAATGGTTAGTTTACCTTTCTCTGTTTTTGGATTTTTAAAAGAATCTAAAACCTTGGTAATAATTCTCTCAATAACCATTTTGTTATTATTATAACGAGTATAACAACCCATATGGTTTAATAAATCTCTTACAAATGATCTTGTAAGTAAATTTACATCATGTCTTTCCTTTTCACGATTAAGAATATGAATACATGCTGTTTCAAACATATAATCTCTTGTATCATCTGCTATAGGTCCATAAACATTACCATACATTGCTGCTAATGTTAAAATTGATCTATCTAAAAAATCATTAAAAATACCACCATTTTCAGGATATGCTCTTTCATATTCTGCACCAGGTATTTCTGATATTTTTTGTATAGATCCAGCATTAATACTACGACATACTTTAACAGTATGTCTTCTATCAAAAGCTTCCTTTTCACCCTTTACAATCATAAAAGGAATTGGCCAAGATGTCCTATCCCAACCGTAAAAAAGAGACCCTGATAATCCCACTAACTTTTGGGATACAGTGTCTTTAATACCTCTAACAGCATTATCAGTAATGAGTAATTCTGTTAATCCTACCATTGTCATTTCTTTTAATTTAAGAAATGGAAATAGTATGTATATGTCATCTTCATGATCAACACGAAGATCTTCATGGGAAAAACTTCCCCAAGATAATTTTTTTGCCATTTTGGTTAAACCCAAATTATGAGATCTGTTTAACAAATCTCAATGTACATAATATTTATAGCAGAATTTTAATCATTTGTCAAGCGCATAAAAAAAGACCCCCCAGATGGGAGGTCTTTGGAAATGTGTGAAGATATAAACTTCTAATCACATTAGGTTCTTAACAGCAACCCTTCTATAGTAGCGGTTGGAGTTAATTTGTAGTTTACCTACACCTTGTGTGGTTCCTTGTGCAAATGGGTTGGCAACAATACCATATCTGGTCTTAAAGCCAATTTTGGGCTGGAAGGTGTTCTCCCCTACAGCACGGACCATCTGGAGTGGAACATAAGGACAATAGAACAGACCTGCATCATATGGGCTAGAACCTTTGTATCCAACTGTGTAGTACTGGTTACCAGAGTTGGTAGCAGTGTTAGCAGCAGCAAGGTTAGCAGAATATGGGTCAATGTAAACTCTGAACTTACCATT